TTTTCTTACGGTTGCCGTGGGTTAAATCGACAATGTGGCTGTAGACATTGTTTTTTCTCATCAAATCACTTAGATACGGTAGAACAGCATTCTTCAGCGCCCCCCTCTCAATGCCGATAGATAAAGGCCGGTACTCCCGCATCGCCATCAGAATCTTAGAAGCTGTCTCGCGGATGTCCCACCTACCATGCTCAATCTCTTTAACCCACCATTTACCATCTTCCGTTACCTTGACCACCGCTATAGCCGACTCATCCAGCCGCTTCTTAGCGTTAGCCGCCTGTTTAGCGACCTCCTCGAAGCCAGCCAAGTCCACCGCCACGAAGTAGCTGCCGTGTTCAGGCTCGACTCCGTATTTGATCCATTCCTCTTTGAACACATCTGCACCAGCGTTAGAAAAGGACGCCATGTATTCTTGCTTGAACGAGAAGGAGGATAGAGTTTTCTTGGCTGACTCGATCTCCGTTGGGTCGATCATTGGGTTGTCAGCAGTGGTGAAATGCCAGGACTTCCAGTCTGTATCCTGCTCGTCTTGGCCGAGCTTCCACAAGTCATAAAACCAGTTTCTGCCTTTGGGAGTCCCGATAAACATTGCCCGACCTTTTTTGTCGGATAAAGACGCCCTGATGACTTGCTCCCATGCCTCGGTCTTAATGTCGGCGACTTCATCAAGAACTGCATACGTCAGGCTAACCCCGCGCAAGGTGTCCGGTCTATCAGCGCCACGGACATAGATTCTTGCCCCGTTGACTAGGGTTATATCTAGGTTGTTCACATGTGAGTTAGTAATCACTTCCCTTCCCAGATCAAGCAGCAAGTCCCAGATGATCTGTCTGGACTGCCCCATCGTTGGAGACACATACAGCACCGCCGACCCACTAGGACAACGCAGCCCCTCAATAATTAGTGTCGTGGCTGCTAGCCTAGACTTCCCACAGCGCCGCCCAGCAGCAATCACCTTGAACCGAGTCGGGTCGGTATAGACTTCTTGTTGCCAAGGCAGCAAAGCAAAGTTCAGATCAGACATCGGTTATATCTTCTGGCGAGATAAGCGTAGGCTCACCCAATCCCGTGATGTTAATCGTAATAGCCGACCTAAGGTTCTTCTCCTTCTCAAAAAGAGAAAGAGGCAACAACCTGTCTATACACAGCTTAATCATAGCCCCCTGATGCGGATGCTCATCATTCAAAGCAATCTCTATAGCCTTACCCACCATCTGCTGCCCAGCCCCATCCAACAACATCGACTTCAATTCCTTAATCTTCTGATGCTCCGTCTTCGCAGCTATAGACCCCCTGCCCTCCGCAAGCCTTACCAAGTCCGTCTTAAACGACCCCCTAGGCCTCCCCCTACCCCTCTTCTGCTCCCACAGCTTCTGAGAGGCTACATCCCCCTTCACCGCATTGTTAAAGATAGCCTTAGCCACCTGGCCGTTAGCCTTAGCCTGACCCAAGGCCAACTCCTCAGCAAACAACTCCCCCAGCTCAGACTCACTCACCCCCACCAACACAGCTATCTCCGCATCAGGCAAGCCCAACCCACTAGTCGACTCAACCAACCGGCGCTGCTCAAGCGTAATTTCCATATCTGCCTTTTTTTGTGGGGAGGAGGGTACAGCAAAATCTAAGGCCAGCCCGACCCCCTCCCCCCCCATGATGTTAGCTAGTACACGCACACTTATAGCCAAATTCCTAGGGTTTTCCCGTTCCGATGTTCTACAGTGTCCATTATGTTAAGCGTCACTAAAGATGTCCACAGATTAAGTAACACTAACTGCCAGCTTTGTGCATAGAAGTAATGTGATGTGCATAACAATGCGTTCTAGGCTGTGGATAACTGGTCTGGATTGCTGTGGAAAGGGCGGGTGAGAAAGGGTCAGATGGTGCTTTCCGGTAGTACCCACTAACTTATTGATGAATCCTTCTTTGGCCTTCCTGCCTTACCTAGCGGGATGATGATCATTACGTTGTTCAAGTCCATAGAGGGTCTTAGGCCTTGGTTGTAGAAGTGTCTGTAAACAGCCATTACTTCATAGAAGCCTTGGGTGGTGTTTCCTTCCCCTGCTGCGACTAGGATGTCTTGTTCTGGCTTTCCTATTGTTCTTCTGAAGTCTGATGTGTTGGGGCTTGGTGGTCTACCCATGTCTACTCCTTAAAGAAAGTTCCTTCCTTTTTTAGAAGAAAGATGAATTGCCCAATTAAATCACAATATTCAGACTAAACGGGCTGTTTCGGGGCTTTTGCCTTGCCAGGCTCTATCTGGGCGTCCAAAAGCTCATTGCGCTGCTCTAAAACCGCCTTCTTGCCGGTGAAGTCTTCCCACCGTTTGACGATCACATCGCAATACTTGGGGTCTAACTCCATTAAACGGGCATACCGGCTATGTTTTTCAGCCGCCAGCATTGTTGTACCGCTGCCGCCAAAGGAGTCCAATACGATATCGCCGCCTTTGGTGTTGTTAAGCATCTGGTACTCAAACAAGGCCACAGGCTTCATCGTTGGGTGTTCGCCGCTCCTACTTGGCCGATCAAACTCAAGAATAGTGGTCTGTTTCCGGTCTGTTGCCCAAAGGTGTCCAGCGCCTTCTTTCCAGCCGTACAAACAGGGTTCATGCTTCCAATGGTAATCCTGTCTGCCCATAACCATACTAGACTTCTTCCAAATTAAGCACTGACGCACTTTCCACCCAGCATCGTGTGCCGCCCCACGGAAGTTGTAGCCCTCCGAATCGGCATGCCAGATGTAAAAAACCGCACCAGGCTTCATAACCAGATCTGCCGTTACATAAGCATCACGCAAAAACTGCCGGAATTGGTCATCTCCCATGCTGTCGTTTTGTATTTTTAAGGCATCTTTGGTTTTACCCTCATAAGCCACGTTGTAAGGCGGGTCTGTTAACCACATATCTACAAGTTGCCCATCACACAGCCTCTCCATATCAGGCAGACTACAAGAGTCACCGCACATAAGCCGATGCTTGCCTAATTGGTAAATATCGCCTAGCCTTGTGGTTGGCTCTTCTGGCGCCTCAGGAACAGCGTCCTCATCCGTTAAACCCTCCACAACCTCTGGCTCGAGTAGTTTACTCAACTCATCGGGGTCAAAACCCAGCATATCAAGATCAAACCCTAGTTCAGCAATCTCCGCCAACTCCAGCGCCAGCATCTCATTGTCCCAGCCAGCATTCATGGCTAACTTGTTGTCTGCCAGCACATAAGCCCGTTTCTTGGCCTCTGACCAGCCCCTTGCCACCATTACAGGCACTTCCTTCATCTTTAGCTTCTGGGCGGCTAAAGTGCGGCCATGCCCTGCAATGATGCTGCCCTGCTCATCTACCAAAACAGGTGTTGTCCAGCCCCACTCCTTTATGCTGGCAGCTAGCTGACCAATCTGCTCCTCTGAGTGCGTTCTGGCGTTCCTTGCATACGGAATTAGCTTGTCAATAGACCACTTTTCGACCGAATCTGCTGGGTTCATAACATCCTTAAAAAAAGGGGCAGACAATGCGCTAACAAAGCCGCCCCGAAAGCTGGCAACTGCTTGTCAGCCTTTTCATTCTATCTTAGGTATAGGTATATCAACAGGCCATTGACCGCTATTTGTCAGGTTCTGAACTGTTTTGTAATGGGCAAGTTTCCAGGCTAGCTGCCTTTCCTCTTTTGACCATTTTGAACCTTGGTCAATGTCGTAGTGGCAACTCATGCACAAGGCCGCGGTGAAATCATCGCTTGCTTTTATTGACTTTCCTTTGCCGCCCCACTTCGCCCAGTTTGAGTGCGCTGCCTGTACAAAATGCCCCGAACCACATATCTGACAGTCAAGACCAGCCACCAACCTTAGAAGCGGCTTGCTCCTGATGTACCTTTGTTTCATCATTGGTGCGCCCGATCTTGCATCCGATTGGTTGCCTCTCTGGTTCTCCAGATTTCTACCTCTAACCTGTAAGATTCCAGCTCCCATTTCAGGGTTTCCTCATCCTCAACTGCCTTTGCCAATCCTTTTAAGACCTGTAAGTAAGCTGCATCGGCATAGGCTTCACGCTCTTGAGCATTCGCTGCTTCAATACCCAATTTAAGGGCATCCTTCATCAAAAGAGCCTTTTTAGACTTCCGAAACTCCTCAAGATAGACCCTTTGAGCCTTGGCTTCACCAAACTTCGGGGCTTTTTCTCTGATCAGCTGGGTTGCTTCTTCTGGATTCATTTGACCTCCATAACCATCACATTAACGCCAGGCACTGCCGAGTAAACCTTCTTTACATTCAAATCCACCACTTGCGTGTCATCAAGAAAAACCACCCCGTTCATGCCATCAAGGTAAGTTTTTGCAATGTTGTCGATGTCAGGCTTCTTACAAGGCTGTTCCAAGCCACTTAAACAGGCTTCAGTGCGCTTTTTGGAGTACGACTGAGGGACTGCATGCCTGATGTACAAAAACACGCTTACAGGCGTTTCTAACGGGTCGGTGCTGCCCATCGCTTCGGCGGCAAAAAACTTAATCAAGGCTTCGTAATCCAATGTTTGCTTATCGGTATAAACCCGAGTAAATTTCCCAGCGCGGGTAAACCTTGGTCGCCCTTTGCCTTTCGGGTCACCCTTAACTTCAAAGTGTATTTGCATCACGATTTAGCTCTGTAATCAAGATATTTAGACCATCCTTGCCACGAATTCTCAGGATGTCGTCCTTCACTTGTAACCACCAGCTTTGGGCTTTGACCTTGCCAAGCTGCTTGATCTTGGCCTTGTAGCGACTCTTCCATTCCCTCGCCTCGCATTGGATCATGTAGGTCGCCAGTGGCGTATAAGGCGGCGCTGATTTCTTCGAAAGTGAATCGGTGTCCGTCACGCGCTTTGTCCAAAAGTTTGTTTGCTACTTCACGATTCACATGCTCTCCTTCACGCCGCCGCGAATAGCTGCCATCTTTGCTAAAACTTCTAACGAAGGGGCGACACAATTTCTATCTGCCTCTTCCCTTAATCGGCGTTGCGTTTCCTCGTAATCTCGATTTTTAGGAACTGTTGTTCGGGCTATGTCCGCATTCATCTGTGCAAAAGATGCCTTCGGGACAGACTGGTTGCGAACCCAATTTCGCCATGTAGCCAGCCAATCCAGCTTAACACCACCAGACCCAGCCTTCGCAATCCAGAAGTCTTTAAAGGAATCAAAGGTGTTTTGCAAGTTAAGGTCGGGGCGTTGCTGTGTGCAGAAGTCTGACCATTCCTTTGAAAGAACAAAGTCTTGAGGCAAGCGCGAACCGCGCTGCTTCTTCAATACTTGGTTATTGGTTCTTGGTTCATGGTTATTGGTTGGTTGAACGTCCGTTGAACGGGAGTTGCTCCGGCGTTCAGCTGATGCCTTGCCAGCCCTAGACGCCTGTTCAATTTTACCCTTAAAGTGGGAAATTTCCTTGTCGGCGCGGGTGTTTATCCAGCCATCTTCAGTTAGCTTAAAGAATTCCTGAAGCACCTCATGTACTTCTGCCTCGTGTTCTTTTAGACCAATCTGCCGTGCAACAGCCGCTAGACCGCTGTTCAACGGGCGTTCACTTAGATAGTAGGCATCAAGCAACCGCCTGTAAGCAATGTCTTCAATGGGGGAAAGATGCCGTGTGTGGCTTACATAGTCACCAATGTTGAATTGGTAGTAGTGCATAGAGTTTTCCTTCGCTGTCCTCCGTAAACAAAGAAACAAACGGCAGGCGGGGAGGCTCGCTTTTCGGCTGAGAGATCAGGCTCAGCCTAGCCGTGTTTCACAAAAATTATAGCCGATCAAACCACTCTGGCCTGATGACCATCAGCTGATAAAGACGACCCTTTGGTAGTGCCTTCCACTGGAAGACTGCACCTCTGGTAACACCCAGTAGCCTAGCCAACTTGGACTGTGAACCAGCTTTGATGATCGCTTCTTCTTTTGTCATCTGTACATTCTACTACACTAAAGACAAGTGTTGCTTATTAGGGAAAACCCCTACGAAAAAGACTTGATGAGTGTGCAGACCTCTATACAATAAAGCCATGCCCCAGCAATTTCGCAAGGGGTCTTTTAAGGAGCATCAAGATGAACATTCAACTGAAAAACATTAAGCACAGCGAGTTTGCTAGCCATGAGACAGAGTGCTTCCAAGCCACTATCTACATAGATGGCAAGAAGGTTGGAACAGTAGAGAATGACGGGCAAGGCGGGTGCGACAGTGTCCACCCACATGCAGTTGCTGAACGCATTAATGAGTGGGCAAAGACACTGCCACCTAAGGTCTGCAACTTCATCGACCCTGAGACAAACGAGGCTTGTGTGATGCCTCAAGATTGCGAGATCATTATCAATGACTTGCTGAACCAATACCTGACACAACGCTCACTCAAACGCCAATGTGCCAAGAAGGTTCTTTTCCGCAAGCCAAGTGAGACTTATGGTGAAGGTGAGTACAACACCATAGCGCGTCCTTACACCAAGGAAGTCAAAGAGTACTTGGTTCAAAAGTACGGCTCAACTGTTGAAATCCTTAACGAGCAAATTGCTTAACAACCCACGAGGCTTCGGCCTTTTCAATCCCTAACGGGTCTTTCAAGGAGATAGCATGACAACATCAACAGCAATTTATCTGGCTGAACAAGCAGACAAGGGCAACGCAGCAGAATACTCAATAAGCATAGCTGATGAACTGTGGCGGTTAGAGTCTGTCAATACCCAATTGCTTGAGGCTTGCATTGAGGCATTAACCCTCTTTGACAATCACCCTCAGTGTTACGAAGAGCTTGGCACATTGGAAGTTTTGCAAGCAGCAATTGCAAAAGCATTTGGCAAGAAGTCAGCATGAACATTCATTTTGACAAAACCATCTTTGGCTTTACCTTCACGGGCATGGCTGAGGTAGAGCTTGGTGAGGATGCCACCGACATCAGCCCGAGTTGGCCTCCCATCGTCACAGTCTACGCATTGTTCGTGGACGGCTCTCATAAAGAGTGCCTCGAAATCATCAACCCCAGACTTGTTCAGCATATTGAACAGATGATTTTGGAGGGTCTATGAAACTACTCAAAGACTTGGCCTTCAAAAGCAGCAACAACCCGCAAGAGCAAATTGCTTGTTACTTTGCACTTCTTGAATCTCACATTGAGACTCAAAACCATTTGCTAGAGACATTCCAGCAAGAACTTGACCTACTTTTACTTGAACTTACACAGGAGAAATCATGAAAAACATAGCCACCGCATTTGTCAAGGCTCAAAAAGCCTTTGGCCCTGCCCTTAAAAGTAGCAGAAACCCGCACTTTGGTTCACGCTACGCTGACCTGTCAGCTTGCGTAGAGGCTGTCATAGATGCGCTTAACGACAACGGCATTGCCTTGATCCAGAAGTCCTACGATTGCGTTGACGGCATCATGATTGAAACCGTGTTTGTGCATGAATCAGGCGAAATGTTGGAAACTGGAATTCTTAGATTTCCCATTATGAAGAAAGATCCCCAAGGCGCGATGGGATGTTTGACCTATGCCCGTCGCGGGTCGTTAATGGCCGCTTGCGGTATCGCACCAGAAGACGATGACGGCAACAGCGCCAGCCGCCGCCCAGAGGTAAAGACACCAGACATCACCGATCATCTGTTAGCAATCGAAGGTAGCGGTAGCAGTGAGGAGTTAGCAAAGATTTACAAAGAAGCACTTGATGCCTGTCAAGGCAATCAGGTACTTCAGGCCGAAGTTATTCAAGCCAAAAAAGCACGGGTTGAACGCGCAAAACAGGTGAAATCATGAGCGAAGCACAAGGAACTGAAAGCTGGTTTGCCGACAGGCTGGGCAAAGTCACCGCCAGTCGTATAGCTGATGTACTTGCCAAGACCAAAACGGGATACAGCGCCAGCCGCACCAATTACATAACTCAGTTGGTGTTGGAGCGTGTCACCCAGACCAGAGGTGAGTCTTACTCTAATGCCGCAATGCAATGGGGTACGGAACAAGAACCTTTCGCTAGAGCTGCTTACGAGGCTCATACAGGGCAGATGGTTGAAGAGGTGGGGTTTGTGCCTCACCCCGACATTGAAGCCTCTGGAGCATCACCCGATGGCCTGGTGGGTGACGATGGGATGGTGGAGATTAAATGTCCGTCATCAAGCACTGCATTGGAATGCTGGCTGTCTTACTCTCAGGGAGCAAATCCTGTTGATCCAAAATATTACGCCCAGATGCAGTGGCAGATGCGTTGCGCTGATCGCTCTTGGTGTGACTATGTTGTCTTTGATCCAAGAATGCCAACGAAGGCACAGTTGTTTGTTTACAGAGTTGAGCGCAATCCAGACTGGCTCAGGATCACTGAAGAAGAAGTTCTCAAGTTTTTGGCAGAGGTGGACGCCAAAGTTATCGCCCTTAAATCAATCATCGGAGAGTAAAAATGTCAAAAGTAGTCAAAGAAATTTCGTGCATCGTTGGTGAATACCGCAACAGCGAAGGCCAAACAAAGAAACGTTATCAGCGAATTGGGTCTGTGATCGACACAAAGAACGGCCCAATGCTCAAGATTGATGTGATCCCGTTACGCGAAGGCGGGTGGGACGGATGGGCATACATGAACGATCCAAAGCCACAGGATCGGACACGGCAGACCGATCAGCCTGATGATGACATGAACTTTTGAGGTGGCTTATGAA